CGATTCATACTTATCTTGCAGTGCTTCTTGTTTTACATAATGATTATATAGCAGAGAACCACGAACATGGATCGGAGTGCCTTTGCTGTAGATTGTGTGTCGATCTTTCCACTTCGTAATCTCAGAGACACCTCGTGGGAATGCAATGTCTTCAGGTGCGAGAGTTTTAAACTCGCTCTTGAAGTTCGCAATAAAATTCTGAGTGTTCGCTTCTGTACCTTCGATGATAACACGAAACACTTCTTTAAACTTGTCACGGACGACTTGTGGTGTGCTAGACTTGATCGCCTCAATGCCCATCATCTTTAGCTTAGGCGTAGCATAGCGAACGCCTTCGTTATCGTGAACATTGAGAATGTAGCGCTTCTTCGCCATCCAGATACCACGATCAGCGATTGCTTCTCGCTTCATCACCATGCGATTCTCGTATGCGTTGGTGTCTTTCGCTAGCTTTGCATATGCGTCGGCAATCTTTTGCTCAAAGTGTTCTGCGACTTTACTCAGAAAGTTAACAGGATTAGCTGGCTTGTGCAGAGTAACTAGCGGTGCGAAGTTAATGTATACCGAATCGGTATCGATTGCAATCACATAGTCGTCTTTGGTGCCAAGAATCTCCTGCATTTCATCGTTCACTGCTTTCTCTGCAGCCTTGATCGCCCGCTGCCCGTTTGTGGTCACACCCTCAGCAATCTTCTGATCGAAGTAGCGGAAGTATTTGTTCGCTAGCGCACCGTAGAGGCTGTTCATAAGAATCTTAATTGCCATCTGCTGATTATCAAGCGTAGCAATTTCATTCTCTAGTTTCTTTGTAGGTGCATTCTCGTACTGCTGCTTGGCATCAAGCATGCTTCGCTTGATGCTTACACGGTCGTCGTAGAACTTACGAATGACATTTGGAATAATGCCTTCGAAATCTTTTCGGAACATAGCACCATTCGCGCACTTGGTCGTGTCTGCATTCTCTTCATAGCACATCGTCTCGGGCGACATGTTATATTGCACGATGATGTTTGGGTACAGAGAGTTTAAGTCAAACGAAAGCACCCAGTCATGTGCACCGACCATAGGGTCTTTCACATAGCCGCCGACAATCTTACCAGCATCGTGATCAATCGGTGGCTTACCAGGGATCACGATATTCTTTTGGATCAACTGGTTGTAGATAATAGAATCCCAGATTGCGGTCGTGCCAAACGTTTCTTGATAATTGGTCTTCGCTTGATACGCCATGGTCATTGCTAGAGAAATCAGACCCATCTTCTCTTCGAAACGATCTACTAACTCAACGTCTTTGATGTTATAGTCAATAAACTTTTGAAAATCATGCTTGTACAGAGAATGAAGCGAACCGTATTCATCATATGATAGCTTGCGCTCACCCAGCACAACATGTGCAATGTGGTCAAGTTTATATGATTCTTGCTCGCCCCAGGTCTGCTTACCAAACTTTTTGAAAAGATCCAGATAGTCTAATTGCGAAATGCCTTCAAGATCATAGGCAATTTCAGTGCCGTTGATCATACGAATCTCGCGCTCGCGCACGAGCCCCCACGGCGAGAACTTCTTGATCGCTTCAAAGCCTAGTACTTGCTGAGCCCGATTGACCAGATATGGAATATCGAACATCTTGCTATTCCAGCCAGTCAGCACATCGGGATAGTTCTTTGCCCACCAGAACATGAAAGACTGCAGCAGATTCTCTTCGTCTGAGCAGTGATAGTATTGAATGTGGTGATCGTTCAGAGTCGGATCGTACTCACCCATGCCCCATACATGATAGAGCATCGACTGGTTCGACTTGACGGCAATTGAGATTACGGGATGCTTTGCTTCGTTTGGCTTTGGAAAGCCAGCGTCAGAAGCGACCTCGATGTCAATCGTACAGACATTAATCTGATCACGATTGAATTTGATATCACGAGGAAAGGCTTCACCAATAAACTGAGTCACATAGTTCGTCTGCCCATGAACAGAGAAGTTAGGCACACCTTCGTACTGTTTCATGAAGTCAGCAGCGTCCGACATGCTGTCAAACTTCATGGGCTCGACAGCTTTGCCAAAGAGTGTGTGATATTTGCCTGTAGCTTTCGGGCTCTCTACGAAGAGAGTAGGAGCATAAGGAATTTTACGCGCGACTGCTACGCCATCTTCGTAGCCGCGATAGAGGATTTTGTTACCATATCGAAGAACATTAGTATAGAATTTCATTCGTTATCAAGTTTTATCCATTCAACGTCAGGGTGTGCTTCCCTGACATATATTTTATTTGGGCGTTTTCTGTCGCGTACAGTGCCGCCATATTTCTCATCCAAAATTTGAGTGATAGGAGAGTCAATGACAATGCTGGGTCTATTATACGCTATACTTACGTTAATGTCTACACCTGTTTTGTTGCGCCATTCTGGATTTTTAAATCGATTCATGGGCCAATAGGTGTCTCGATGATTGTGTTTTTTTGTTCTGCAGTATGCGTCTGTGACACGATGCAAAAGCGACATAGGGCCAATGTCCCATCCTTTTTCACTTGCTCACAATACATCTTTGCAATTGCAGGTACGGTAGTCCAAAATTCGTTTGCCATACCTAGTTGAAAAGTAGAATCTTTTGTGAGCCACTTGGACATAATCATGCGAAAAACGTCTTCGTGTTGTGGGCGAAGATACGCATCATGTTCAAGAACCCAGAATCTTTCGCCTTCTGAAATTCTTTTTGCCATGCGATAATTAGAGTGTAGTGATGCTAACTCTTGCGGCGATCTTTTCGTCAATGCATTAGGTATGTCTTTTAGTTCAGGAAGAAGAGTGGTGGGCAAAACACATTGCACCACTTCAATCTCAAATATGTCTGAGACTCTTTCAAAAGATTTTAATGCAACTTCGTGATATCTTAAAGCCAAAGCATTATTGAGATCAATTTGCATTATGGCTTTAATCATAACAAAATTTCTTTAAACGATTGCTAGAAGCACAATAACGGAAACAGTAGCAACTGTGACCCAGCCAGCTTGAACATGTGTCAAACCCATAAAGAAATCTTTTACCTTGTCGCCTATAAATTTGATCATTTCTGCAAACCCCTTTACAAGATTTCTGTTCATACACGTTACCTCTAAATGCGGGCTTAGGGTGCCCGCGAACCCTTTTATTTATTACTGAATCGAAACCACTTTTGGCTTTTTCTCTTCAGGAAGTTCAAGCTTCAGAAGAATGTACAGAATACCATCAGTGTAAGAAGCACTGACGACATTCATATGCTCTGCAATCTTGAACGCTTTCTGAAACTTCTTAGACGAAATACCCTTGTGAATGAATGTCAAAGGCTCGTCATCACGAGCGCCGTGTTGTTCACCACTGACCACTAGATCAGTATTGTGATGTTCAACTTTTAGCTCGTCTTTCGCAAAGCCAGCAGCAGCGATTTCTAATTGATAAGTTTCATCGTCGTACTTGACGATATTATGAGGGGGATAGTTCTGTTGATTCGAAGGTTTCGTCAACAGCTCCATGTCGCGGAACAGATTATCGAAACCAACAAAACGAGGCAGTGCAGCGCCAAAAGGCACGATTTCATGAGTAGTCATGAGTGTATCTCCTTAAATTAAGCAAGATTGAAGTGCGACCGGACCATCCGCATCGCACATCTATTTATACACTATATGACCTACAATGTCAAGACTTATTGCCGATATTATATTTGGGGCAAAGTTCCCACTGGTCTTTTTCTTTGTGAGAAATAATCTTAACTTGACGCAATGGCGCACATTCTGCCACTTTTGTTTTATCGATGATTTTTATCAAGCCCCAGTCTGCAAGCAAAGTAGCAATCGTATTTCTTCTTAATACATCAGCTTCTTCAAGATTAGATTTTTTACCATCAAGGAGAAATAGCTCTTTAAAATGAACGATAAAATATCGACCTTGTTTGTGTAAAATATGACAGGACTGAAAAAGTTTATTTTCTCTGCGCGAAGCGACGCCCATTCGTGTTAGCGTTTCACGCACTTTTAGGAAATCGTCTGGCTCGTTCAAGACGATCTCCAACATATCTGTAGACTTCCAAACTTTATTTTCTTCCACCTTTATAGATCCTTCTTTTTAATTCTTCTATTTGATCTGGTGAAAGGAGGGACAAAGCAGAACGTGCTTTTTCGTTGCTGTATCCATAATACTCCTTTACCGCGGTCACATCATCGAAAACTTCTGGCTTTTCCCATTTAGAGAAGCGCTTTCGCTTTCTTACTATATTTAGTAAAAAATGGAATTGCAGTTTTTTATCAAGATGATGATACTGATTGATTGCATTGGCTGCAGCCACGGTGTCAGGAAAATAAGATAGAGAACGATTGGTCAAAAAAGTGTTGTATGCTTTTTCGTCAAGATCGTCTTTCATGATGTCTTTTTTGTCGTAATTGATCGCGTTTACATAATCAAATGGATTCATTATTATAGATGTCCCTCAAAGTTAAAACATCACCACCTTCAAATCTTTTCGGTGGATTTTTTGAGTTTATACTGCTATTCATAAAGCAAATATTAAACGTAATTCTATCATCAACTGTAGAGTAATAGTCATGATATTTGTAATCGTCTACCAAGAATGATACTAAACGATTTGGCTTCCAGTCAACATATACAACATCATTCATGTTTTTATCTGAAAAAAGTCTGGTGCCATCACCGTCAGGAGAGACATAAAGAACATTGCTCATGAACTTTGTTTGTGCATCAACATGCACCCTGTAATAATAATCGCGCCCACAGTTTGCATATTCAAGATGCAAAGACTTGTACTTATTCTTTATATCGAATCTTTTTTCTAGTCTTTTTGCAGACCGTTTTAAAATTTTTCGAACTTCAATAGCTTCGTCATCGAATTTATAAGTTTGATCATAGAATTTAAACCAATCTAATCTGCAATTCAACTTATCGATTGTGTCCCTAGGTTTTGGCCAATTTTTTGTGAGCATCTGAAGATATTCAAATTCGTGCTTGGGCAAAAAATCGTCTATTACCCAATGAGGCCAGGGAGTTGTTTTTTCAACGATATACATTTGCGGGAATTCCCCAACCATTTTCGTAGTCGATTTTGTAAAGTTTACGGACTCTTGCATAATCCATTGATGTCATATGCCTTGTTATTTTTTCTTCTTCTGATATTTTCACAAAATCAAAATGTGTACCCATGCGCTTCTTAAAATTGTATTCTTCCGACTTTACTTTTGCCAAATCTTCATCAGAAGAATTATTTGACATCAGCAAGTGGATTGGGTATTTGTCAAGCTGTAAATCTCGCAAGCTAACAAAATTCGTCACATGCGTCAAACAAGCGCCCATTTCTGAAATATCATAAACATAATCATATTGAGAAGGATGACCCATATAATATGTCTGAGTCCAAAAATGAGCATTTACAATTTCATTTGATTCTAGTTTGTCTAAGACTTCTTTTACTGATGAATAGCCTTTATACGATTTGTCAAAACCATCGACATTGATATCAGGATCAACTTTTGCAATTTTTGATTGGGCCTGTAACATTTCAACTGCGGACTTAAATCTATCTAGAGGATCTCTTCTTATTGCAAAACGAATTGAATTTTTGCGAAAAGGCATATCAAATTGATCAGCGTAAAACCAGATCAATCTTTGTCTCCAATTCAGCGGCTCGTGCGTGCTTGTTTTTACATAATTTTCATAATTATACAATTCTTTAGGGCTCAAAGTTTTTAAATAAAGTTCTTTGATCGAAGTTGATCCATTTTTTGGGCAAGTTCTAAAATCTATAAACTCTTTTCTATATCCATTAAAATAGAAAATATTGTCGCGATACATTTGTCATGTAAACTCCACATTTGCCATTATTTCAGTCATACACGCAACCACGTTTAGTTCGTGATCAGCAACAAATGCGTTTTTGTACTGATAATCTGCAAGGATTAATATTAACTGTGGTATGGACGAAGGTGAAACACAATCGTACATACTATCGTATATATGTCGAAAAATTGCAGAAACATCGACATCAACATTCTGCGCAACCCAACTACGCATCTTTTTAAAGTCTTTGTCTTTCAGAGCCTTGAAAAGAACACTATAGTTGCCCGAAACGTCATTATTGAGAACTGTAGTTTCTAGTTGCCCGCCAATAGAGTAGCGCTGACACTCATTGATCACACGGCGCCAGTCAGGCGCATGCTTCATGATCAATTGAGCGATCAGGTCTTTATTAAAGGATACGCCTTCACTTTCAAGAATATGAATGAGACGGACAAAGAAATCTGCGCAGAGAGCCTGCATCTCTTTCTTGGTCGTATTAAACTCGTACACACCACAGCGAGAGTGTAGAGGTTCAATGATACGATTCTTGAAGTTACAGGTCAGAATGAACCGACAGTTGTTCGAAAACTCTTCGATGAAGCCACGAAGAGCAGGCTGAGTCGATTGTGGATTCAAGTAATCTGCTTCATCTAGAATGACAACCTTCAGATCACCACTGAGAGAAACAGTAGAAGCGAAGCGCTTGATCTTGCCTCGCAAAGTATCAATGTTGCCCTCTTCAGAGCCATTGATCACAATGTAATCGTATCCCAATTCGTCACACAGAGCGCGCGCGACTGTAGTCTTGCCAAGACCTGCAGTGCCAGTGAAAAGCATGTTAGGCAATTCACCAGACTGCACGATCTTGGTAAAGACTTCTTTGAGAGGCTTCGGTAGAATAGCATCTTCTACCTTGCGCGGGCGATACTTCTCGACCCACAGAAAATCGTTTGACATAATTTACTCCACATAATAAAGTTACCAGTTGTGAATGATATTGGACATAATAAAGAAACATGTCACAAAGTTCACAGTCACAAATACTGATCGAATAATCGCAACTACATCATCATAGTCGGCAGTTTTTTCGTCGCTATAACTGCCAATAGCATATTTCCATACAGTCCATATGCGTTTCATTGGAGTAGATTATATCACACTTACGACTCAGATTCAGCTTCGGATTGTGCTTGTTCAACCAATTGGATTAATTGAATGCATTGATCACGCAGTTGCCCAATCGTAGAAAGTTCTTCGCCGCGGAAACCACCACGAGAAGTTACAGTGTCAATTACAGCGACCGTGCTTCGCGTAACACGATTTGTCAGATCGACCATTTCATTATTTGCCATTACTATTCTCCGTATTTACTGTTTTTTTCAAGTGCAACCCAGTATTTAATTCCTGCAGTTTCATTGGTGAACTGAGAAATCAGCTTCGACGAAATATCAACTTGATAATCGCCTTCTACCATCTTCAAGTTTGAAATATTGAAAACAAAGTTGAAGTTTGGATCTTTAAACGTGCCTTGAACCAGAGTCGAATATGCATTCGAAGTAGGATCATTATGATCAATGACACGCAGTTCTAATGCACCGTCCACTACAGACAGAGACATTTCAGTATGACCAAGAACAGAAGCGGCTCGCTTGACGCGCGAAAGTGTATCACGATCAAGAGTAAAAGTCACTTCAGCTTCGGGCATTACAATGTCTTTGTTAGGAACAGTAAGCATACTTATATCAGAATAAAAGTACTTAACATTAGTACGCAAAGACGAATCGCTAATCGTCACAAAGTTGTCGTCCGAGAAAGACAGCGTAGGGCTATCGATCAAAGACAGAACACTAAGAAATTCGTTCAGATCATAGACACCGACAGTCTTTGGAAACTCAACATCAAGGGTCGCAGTAGCAAGGACATTCTTTGCTTCCGAGATGGTCTTGATAGTGTTGCCTTTGGTAAGTACAATGTTGGGATTGATCGTCGCAAAGTTCTTGAGAACGGTCGACGCTTTTTCAGATAGTTCCATAATAATGTACCCTTCAAGTTACATAAAGTGTAGATAAGGTATCACGAAGTACCCATTAAGTCAAGCAATTTTGCTAAAGTTTTTGTGTTTCACAAATTCTATCTTATCATCAAATTTACCGTCAAGCAAGTCTCCTTTGTGAGAAATTATAAAGACGCGGGTCTCATCATCAAGTGTTTCGAGAATTTTCGTTAGATTGTCCACGCCATCAGCGTCTAGACTACTATCAAAGGTTTCGTCAAGAATCAGCAGATTGGTTGCAATGCTATTCTTCATCTTCGCTACCATGCGCCATGTAAACAGTAGCGCAAGGTCAATCCGCTGTTTCTCACCTTCGCTGAACGAATCGTATGAAAACTCATCACGATAGCGCGAGCGAATAGACTCTTTGAAAGTATCGTCCAGATGAAACGACACATAGAAGTCTAGCACTTGTAGATACTTGTTTACAAGATTATTGATCACAGGTAGATACTGCTTGATGATCTTGGTCTTGATACCCGTATCTTTCAGCAACTCAGAGCAAATCATGTGATAAGAAAACTGCTCGTTTTGCTCATGCTTTGCTTCGAAAAGATT